CCTGTGAGGGGTACCCCGTCTTTTCTGCCGTTCCCTTTACTCTGTACAACATGCACAAAACAAACAAGCTTTATTGTGTAGTCTGCATATATCTTTACACCACACGATCAATCTATACGTTAAATAATGGTTTAAGTTATAGATCACCATATATCTATTGTGATACTGCACAACTATATATATTATTATTATTGTCTTATTGTGCATAATGCTTTTATGATATATATATTATGCTTATAGATTTGGTTTTTGTGGTAGTTGTTGATGTTCTGCATACTTCTTTGCGATCTCTGCTCTGCTCTCTTTTGGCAGTCCCGTCTGGTCAACAATGTTAACTGTCTGCTGTTCGCTGTACCCGTAACAGCTCTTTAACAAAAACATTGAACCTACAGAGTTTTGTTCACTTGTGCGGTCTGCCAGAGCCAACTCACATTCTTTTTTCCATCTTTTGACAGCGGCGGAATGTCCAGAGCTTGCTCGAACCTCACCAGTACGCCAACTGTTGAACGTGTCGTCATTGATCCCAGTCAATAAAGAGAACCCCAACAACGAAGGATTATGATTATATTTATAACAGAGTGATGTATATATATCCCAGATCTCATTGATCGTATCTATATCGCTAGTATCAATGTTAGTCTTTAATTGATACAATGTTTTCTCACTCTTCTTAGCTTTAAATACATGTTTAAATATATGCTTAAGCATACCCTTAAACGTAGACACTTTATATATATCATCTTCGTTAGCTAAAGATTTAATATAATCATCTGCGTATATATCAATCTCATTCTCATAAACTTCTAAATCCTTCATGTTCTCACCACCTTTTACTTTATCACTCTAAAGCATTAAATAATAATCTTAAATATTCATAAGGGCTTTATATAATACCCTGTAATTAATATCCTGAACTAAAGATAATTTTATTGCAAGCGTAAATTTAAAGACTAATATACAGCGTTTCCGTCGCTTATACAGCCATATAAAACACTCTTATTGGCCAAAATACGCAGACTATACACCGCCGGCACCGTTATATTTCAGCTTTAGATCATCAATAAAAATTTATAAAATATTTATAATTTTAAGACTCAAAAAACGTCGTGACGTTTAAAAAGTCGCACAAAAAAAGAAGCTCAATAAAGAACTTCTTTCATATTTTTATTCTTATTTTTCCTGATCTGGTCCCCAAGTGACCCCGAATTTTTCTTTGTGTGCTTCGGCGTATTTATTAAAAAATTCTTGATCTGATGAAAGACTTAACTCATACGCTACATTTTCTCTTAAATCTGCATCCATTAATTTTAGAGCTTCGTCAAAATTTACTTCTTTCCCATACTGGTTTTTTACATTCATCCGCGTACCTCCTTTATTATCGTTTACTTTGTTTTTATACTCTTCTCTTTCTTTTAACAAGGTATCAAGATTTGTTTTCTCGCCCCGATTAATCCGTGCCCTTGCGTTTCTGATCTGCGCTTGTTTGTGCCGGCAGTAATCACTACAAGTGTTACTTGCAACTTTGGATCGGAATTTTTTACCGCAGTATTCGCAAATTTTTTGTTTTTTGCTGTTCTTTTCCAATTTCTTTTTTGTCTGTTCTGTCTCTTTATTATAAGCACTTTTATATTCTTTTTGCAATAATAAGCCTGCTTCGTGCTGACATTTTTCAGAACAATATTTTTGTCTGCCTGCCGTTACAATATATTCATTGCCGCATAGCTCGCACTTATCGACACTCCCAAGCTTCCTTTTAGCTGTTTTTCCTTGCCTAAATCTTTTTTGTGCTTCTTTGGTTCGTATAATTCTACAATCCGGACAATAAAAAGCTCGAGGACCTCCAAGAAATTCTTTGCCACACATCCTGCACACCCTAATCCTCATCACATTAGATTTTCTTTTTTTTGCGCATTCGTCACAATATAACTTATCTGTGTTACCATAAAAAGGCTTGCCGCAATCCAAACAAGCCTTTTTTGTTCTATATTTCATTTTTAAAGCTCCTTTACAACTTCCCACCCGTCAATAGCTGCTGTCGTGTCTAGGTCTTCGATTGGTAGCCTTTTTATTAAAGGCCTTTCAAGGCTTATATCATCGTCTAATACATATCTATATTTTCTCGTATCGACTATTCTTTCCCACTTTACTCTTTCCAAAAATTCTTTTTTCATTTTTCAACACTCCTTTTTATCCTTTTGTTCTCGTATTAGAACTCCTGCACATCTGTCACTTTTAAGTAGAAAGCTTCTTCTGCTTCATCCTCTCCGTTATCTGTTGTGATTTCAAAGAAGATCTGTACTTCTGCTTCATTTGTATCTGTTGCTGTATATATAACATTTTTACCCCATTTAATATCAAATGTTGCTCCCTCATCAAATACTGTGTAGTATCCGTTTTCCATCATGAAGTTATCTAACTCCGTGAAGCTCATTTCTTCGTTTACAAGTTCCTTTTTGATTTCTTCCACGTTTAATTTTTTCATGGCTGCTCCCTCCTATAATACATAATCAATAAAGTATGTTATACCTTCATATTCTACAACTCCCCAGTCAAAAGCCGGCTTGTTTGTTTCAATCATCTTTTTATACTCTTCCCGATCTTCTTCCTCAACGTCCCACTCATCCATGTACTGATTAAAGAATTTTACAAATTCTTCTTTCTCGTATACTGCTGATCCATTGCATAAATAGTCAACAGCTTCTTTTTTGGTGTGGCTGTCTTCCATAATGATTTCAAGTTTCTTTTCTGTCTCGTCTCCCAAGTCTAAACCTGCGTATTTTAAATTTAATTTCTGCGCTTTTGTTAGATACATCATTTTTCATTCTCCTTTTCTTTCTTTGCTTATCTCCTTTAACTGTCTTTATTATAATCTTTTTAAAGATTAAAGTCAATACTTTTTTAATCTTTTTTAGGATTATTTTTTAATCTTCTACATATTTAATTATATTCCCGGGCTGCATGTCTAGCAGCTTGCAAAGCTGTTCAAGCGTTTTGATTCCGATCATCTCGCCTTTTCTTATCTTTTGCATCGCGTTTTGACTAATTGGGCGCTCATCTCTTATTCTGGTAGCATTGTAGCCTGCTTCCTTTAATTCTTCTATTACATTTATTTTGTACACTAACATTTATTTTTTCCCTCCTGCTTTTTTTCTTTGATTTTACTTCTTTTTTCCGATCTCGTCAACAAAAAAATAATCTTTAAAAAGATATATGACCGAGGAATATAATCCGCGGTCATACGCTAAAATTCTTATCACTTCTACTCATTTACCTATTGCATATGCTGCACCAAGTACAATTTCTAAATATCCAAGGATAAAAGCCCCCGGGATCGCTGTAAAAATGATCCCTGCAATTATAAAACTACTTATAACAATTAATAAATCTATTTTTTTCATCTTGTAAAACCTCCGTCGCTGTTAACTGGAAAATTTTTAAAATCTTTGTTTTGCTCTGCTATGCTTTCTAGTACATAATACAAAGATTTATTGTTATCTTTAATTTCCTTTATTTCCGTTTCCAATATGTCAAGTTCTTCTTTGTGGCTGTCTGCGCCGTCTGCGTAGTCCAATCCGAGTGACATATTAAAAAGCACATTGCATATATCACATATTTTCATTTTTCCGCCCTCCTATGCTAATTTTTCGCTTGGATTGTATCTAAAAATAAATCCGTGTTTAAATTTACTGTAGTACCCGCCAAGATCACGCATTTTTTTATTCTGTTCAATATATTCTTCTTTATTTAGATTTTCATTAATTCTTACTACCCACAATTCGGACATGTCGCGCGTGTCTTCGCCCTTTGTGATCTTGTAAGTAACTTCCGTTACTTCTTCGATCTGTTTTACTTCCTGCTCTTCTTTAGTCTGTCTTTTCTTTGTCTTTGTTGCCGGTGTCGCATTTTTGTTTTTGATTCTCGCAGTTTTTGGAACAAATTTACAATCGTTGTAACTTACTTTTCCGCCGTAAAAATTACAACTAAAATAATCAATCATACTGTCGGAATCGTCGTAGTTATAAGAAGCAATAAAGGCGTTTACATCATCAACAACACTTTTAAAATATTCTGTTTGAACACCGTAAAAGAATTGTTCTTTTTCAAACACCGTTTCTGTGTAGCATTTCAAAAATTCCTCCTGTGTAAAATCGTCGTCTGACATAATATAATTCGCTCTGAATTTATTATATAAGTTTTGAATTGTGTCATTTAAAACAGTAGTTGTTATTGTCTTTCCTTCACTATCAACGTATGAAAACGGTGTATACCAGATTTCTTTTAGTTCTTCGGCTGTCATAAACATTTGTTGTGGAAATTCTAACAATTTGACAATTAAAGATTGGCACATGCTGCCGTATGATGTGCGTACGCTAAATTTACATGTAGGATATTTCTTTTTTACGTATCCTCGTACAATTTTCGCGATCTCTTTCAGAGTCAAACTAGAATCATATCTAGAGCCTTCCCAACCGAAATCAGTATAAAAATGACGTCTTACATTTTCCGCAGTTTCTTTTTTTACTTCCTCAGGCTCTGGCGCTTCTTTTGCTGCCTGATCTCTAAAGATTGGAAAAGCTGAATCAAATTGTACGTTGATCTCTTTCATAACTTCCAGATCGCCCCCGTTGTCTGGGTGGTTCTCTTTCAGTAATTTTTTGTATGTGTCTTTCAGTTCTTTTAATGTTTTACAATTTTTAAAATATTTCATAATAGCACTCCTTTTTTATTTTTAATTATTAGTTACAATTTTTGTAATTTGATAAAACAAACTATCGAATTTTTCCGTACAACCAAGATCATATGCAAGTTGTCCAAGCGCTTTTGTATACGCCGTTTCAAATTCTATAAATGCATTATCTAATCTATTTATACGATCATTCGTTTTCATAATCTCATTTCTAAAATACTGCTTTTTCTTTTCAATCATTTCTTTGATTTTTTCTGTATCTGTTATTTTTTCGTTCGTTCTGTAATCTTCTAATCGTACCCAGTCGTTAATATATCCAAGATCGCTACTACTGGAAGAAACTTCCAATATGTAGTAGTTTCCGTAACTCGCTTTCCTGTACGTTGTATTTTCAAAGCTTTTTGAAACTAGTTTAAACGGCTGCCCGTTCTTTTTTGTCTTATACTCTACAGCTTCCCAAAGTCGTAAAAGTTCTTGATCTCTTGCAAGATTTCCTACAAGTTCTTCTTTTATTTTTTCTAGTTTATAATTTTTCATTTTTGTTCCCTCCATATTATGAGTAAAAAGCTTCGAATGCCTCTTTATATTCTTCATGATCGTTCACAAAATTTATTTGTGCCTGTTTTGCTTTGTCTCCATTTTTTGTTTGGTGATAAACTTTTTCGAAAATATGATTTAAAAAATTAATTTTTTCACATTTTTTTAGTCTTGTTTCTCTACTCTTTTTATCCTCTAGCGAAAAGCTCCACGCGTAACAGTTTCTTTCTAAGTGCATTTTGTGACGTTTTGCAAAATCATAAACGTATTTATGATTTTTGTAATATTCTTCAGAATTATCAAATCCTATAAAATACACATTTCCACCATACGTGTATTTTTTTGTTTCTACTGCTACCCCTAAGTCATTTTCTAATTTCCTTAATGATTTCTTATTCATTTTTATACCTTCTTTCTATTTATGCGATTCTTGCAGACGCGCAAGTTTTAACTTTTTCACTTCCATATTTTTTCTGTATGTCCTCGAAAGACATTTTCTTTTTATGCCATTTCCCAGATGGTTCCGTGCTAAAATGCCACTTTTTGCGATTCTTGGACCATTTAAAGCCAAGTTTTTTCAACTCTTCTTTGTATGGAAATGTATTACCATCTACCCATACCCAAGAACCTACTACCTCGATATTGACACCATCGAAAGAAACAATGTTATTGATTACATTTCTCAAGGCTTCGTCTGCCTTATAATCAAATGTATTTTTCTTTTCTTCGTCTGGTGTCTGCCCTGCTTTGAACATGTCAAATAGTTTCTTGTATTCTGCTGTGATCTCCTGACATGCTGCAACGTCTCCGCCATTGTCAGGATGATTTTTAACCATTAACTTTTTATATTCTTTTCTTAGTTCCTCAAGATTTTTTGCTGTAAAATATTTCATATCGTTGTACCTCCTAATCATTTGTGTTCTGTACATTTAACTTGATGTTATTATATCATTGTGTAAGTACATAATTCAATATGTAAAACATTACAAAAATACCATTGTGTAAGTATGCTTTTATTGTGCAATTTATATAGTTGTGCAATGATTAATAAAATGTTATAATAAGAAGAAAAAAAGAAAAGGAGTTGATAAAATGCCACGCCCACCAAGAAAAGACGGTAGAAATGCGCGAACAGTCGCAAATAATAAGTATAATTTAAAGGCGTATGATCGTATTAGCTTATGCATACCAAAAGGAGAAAAGGAACGAATAAAAAATGAAATCGGTTCGCAAAGCCTTAACGGCTTCATCTGGGAAGCAATACAAGAAAAGCTTGAACGAAAAAACAGCATATAATAGAAGAAACTAAAAAAGACGGTGCGAACCGTCTTTTTTTATTGAACTATTGCAAAATTCGTGCTAATATATAATTGTATACTTGCGTTTATTATGCAATTTTTTAACTATGCCGGATCTAGTTTGATTTTGTGCAACATGTCCAATAGTAAAAAATTGGAAGTATACAAAAAAATTCTGGTTTTCTGCCCATTCAAGAGCAGTTTCCAAATTTTTACTCGTATTTAAAATTGAAAAAAATTCCAAAAAAATCTCAAAATTTTTGGATTCTAAATATTTCCAACTGGAAAAATCCACCCAAAATCTGGACCAAAAAGTGGGTGGGAAAAGTTGCCCATGAGACGAAAATTTTTGTTTGTGAAATTTGCACAAAATATTCTACGCCGTTAAAATCGGTGTTAGCTATTTTGCTAATCACAAAACATTTAATGAATCGTCTTTATTTTTTTGCTTTCTTTGGTTCCTGTTCTGAACCAATCCATTCAACCGCTGTCTTCTCTGCTTCTGCTTACTGCGTTCGTTTTTCTTCCTGACACTCGTGTATTGTGTTGATGTTCCCATTATTTCTACCCAACCTTTCTTCCATTAACTGATTTCTGCTTTTTAAATTTATGATCGGAACTTCTGACTTTAGTTCTTTTGGCAGCCTTCCAACGATAATAACCTTGTTAGGCTGTAATCTTCGGCACATCTCATAGAACCCGTTGCAAAAATCAATCCTTGATGCCTTGGATTTCATTCTACCGTTTGTGCTGCACGCAACATTGCTGCCTATGGTATATCCATCAAAACACCAGTCCCAACAATCCTCTGATAGTATACTGATATTTGGAATCATTTTTACGCCATTTAAGGCAAGGTAATATGTTAGTGCATGATTTCTATACTTGTTCCAGATTTGCATTGCAAATGGCATTCCTTGTTCGCCAGAAGCTATGCTGTAGTCTAATCCACACACGCTGTGAAAGCATCTTAAGTGATCTAAGTATCTATCAGGATTAGCATACACTCTTTCAAACGCATTATCATGTATATAAAAATTAACGTTCAATTCTCGATGGTTCTTGATCGACCGCTTAAAACTGTCTGCAAAATCTATCGTATCTCCCGGTTCATAAAATGCTGCCGGTATAACCGGAAACTGATATTTCCCGTCCAGTTCCGCACCTGTGATCATATATTCTTTCATTACATCAAACGCTGTATGTATCATTCTTTCTGCCCTCCTTATTTTTATGGTAGCAAAAAGATAATTTTATTTACAGGAAAAAGGACCAGAGAAAAAATCTCTGATCCTTTTACGCCCTTGGAATATATATTGTGGTTGTTTGTACTATTATATTACTATGTTTTCTTAATTTAGTCAATGTTATTCATGTTTTTGTTATATTCATCAAGAAATGCGTTAAAATACTTATCTTCTGCTTCTTTTCTTGCTTTTGCAGCATCCTCTTTTTTATCATACATTCCAAGATGATACATCTTCTTTTTAAACATTATATATGCTTGCCATTTCTTACGTCTTTTGTTCCAACTGACTCCACGTATTCCAGATGTATTTGATTTGCCTACTTTCGATGATAAATTCTTAATATTGGTCCCGTCAACACACGTTTTCATGGTTTCCTGAATAAGCCTATCACCTTGCTTTTTCTCTGCTTCATTCTTTAAGCACCCACAACTTTTGACAGCTCCTATTGCTAATTTACCTTGTTCAGCCTTTGTTGTGTTACCGCAATCACATTGACACAGCCATATTACGCCACCACCATTGTTTGACCTTCCGACAGGCTCTAAAGCAATAAGCCTTCCGAATCGCTGACCAGTGATATCTTTCATCCTGTTTTTGTTACAGCAAATGCAAGGTTTCTTCCTACTCATAGCATCATATCCAACATTGTACTGTCTTCCACATTTAGGACATTCAGCTTTAATCATAGTTTTCCCGTTCTTTTTATATGCTTCCAATATTCTGTATCCATTTACTATCTTTCCAACAGAGCCAAGCCAATCCATAGGCATAAAACCACTCCCTAAATTATTTTATAACATTGCATTTTGTGCTTCTAAGGCTGTCAGTAACGCACCCATTGTCATTTCCTTTAAATATTCTCCTTGTTCTAGTTCTGATTCATCAATTGGTTGATTCTCGGTAATATAATCATAGTTTGTATAAACAGTAGTTCCTTGAATATCTTTGCACCATACAGCAACAATCTTAGAGCTTCCAAATTCTACAATATCCTGCGTCAATTCTTCTATCAACTCAGAACACTCATAGCTGATATATCCTTCATTTTTGTTAACAAAAGCCATACTCGCACCTCACATATTAGTTTTGTTAATATCTGCTTTTATAGTATATTAACGTTGGATTTTTGTCAATTTGATACAAGATATATTTCTAATTTTAGCTATGATATTGACCGTATTTATCATTGTATGTATAATTTATCAAAAGGAAGGAGTGGTTGTTTGTGTCTTTAAGAGAATGCGTTGTCTGTGGAAAGACTTTTGATGGGGCACCAAGTGCAAAATATTGCTCCGAAGAATGCAAAAACGCACCACAATATACAAATGAATTTAATGGAGAAAAGTGGGGAAAATTAACTATCATAGATGCTTATAGAAAAAAAGGAAGAGTTTATGCCATTTGCAAATGTGAATGTGGAAATACAAAAACTGTAAGATACGATGCTCTAACATCTGGTCGAACTCAATCTTGCGGATGTTTTGCCGAAGCTAATCACTATAAGCCAACTGATCTTACTGGTAAAATTAACGATTATGGTTGTAAAGCAATTAAGCAAATAAGAGTTGGAAATCGGTATAAATGGGAGTGTGAATGTTCTTGTGGAAAGCACTACCTAGTTCCTGCCGGACTGTTTTACAAACAAATGTCTTGTGGTTGCTCACATCAAAGAAGTGCCAGAGAAAACCTCAAAAAGGCTGCGGAAACATGTGAACAAGGATATATAGAAAATACATCCATTATATCAATCAAACCTAGAAAAATGTTACGGAATAACACATCTGGAGTTCGTGGTGTTAGTTGGGACAAAAATCGGCGAAAATGGGCTGCTACAATAGTATTTAAAGGCAAAACATACCATTTAGGAAGATACCATAATATAGAAGATGCAGCCGCAGTAAGAAAAGAAGCCGAAGATGCTCTGTTTGGAAATTTTCTTGAATGGTTCCAAGAAGTATATCCGGAAAGATGGAAAAAATTCAATAAAAATAATTAAAGGACCGATAATTAATCGGTCCTTTTTCCCTATTCATAAATCAACGATTCAACAACATATCCGGCAAGTATCATTTCCTTATTTACCTTAAAGCGATCTTCTTCCATGATATGAGATAGTATCTGCTGTATTCTGCCACCATCAACGTGCAACATTTTATAATTGACTTTCTGGTATAATACCAAGATTTTTTTCTTTATCATTGCCGTATTTTTAGCCGATAATATTCCTTTTAAATAATATTCATTACCCAAAACAGCTTTGTCTAAATCTAACAAATATCGTACTGCTGCGCCGACAGCAATGTTATATTCATTATCGTCAGAAAAATCCCATTCCTCGTATTTGTCTAAGTTGATATGATACCTTAATGTCATGTATGCAGTATCAAACATGTTTCCAGTGTTTCTTCCATCCAGATATTCTAATACAGACCAACGCAAGTTGAATTGTCGTTGTGTCTTGGATATATTTCGATCAAAAGCATTTCCTTTTATTATATCCAGTGTGGAATTATCAATGGCCTTTATAATCTGATGATTAGAATTTTTCCAGAAATAATCAAAATACACACTTTGATATTTTGAAATATTTTCTCTGATATATTGATCGTCTGCTTTAACGTCAGAAATATAACTCGGAATCAATTTACCATCAAAGAAGTATGAATTAACAAGTTTTTCTAATTTGTTTCGATCTGCAATTTCATCATTATATTTTACATTAGATAATTCCTCGTTTGGAATACGAATATAATTTTCAAGTATCACTCCATTTGTATGTTTTGAATCCCTTAATTCTGGTGTATACATAGGAACATGTTCATAATCATATATTCTAACATTCCCGCGATTATCAAATCCAATAACCAAGATAATAGCATCCATCATTTTAGGTGGCACATCTGAAAATATACTGTATCCATGAATATCATTCGTTACATAGATAATCTGCTTACCGCTTCGAAGAAATTCTTTTAATATGTTATAAACGCACAAATGATCGTATGCTGTTTCTTTGTCCACTAAATCTCCATCAGGATATTTCAAAGACTTTCTTCCAATGTACGGTTTTTTCAAATTAGCTGTGTAGAAAATTCCTATTCCATAACCATCAGGTGCTTTGTTTGGAGATTTTGACACACTGTTTTCTAAGAAATAAGACTTTCCATCGCTGATGCAGTCTTCTATATCCTTCAGATAAAATATTTTCAGATAGTCCATCTTATCTTTTTCAAAATTACTATAGTTTTCTTTTACCCATGCAGCAAAAACTTTATTCTCGCCGTTTGGGTCCGTAGATGCAAAGTATTGATCAATAATTTCATCTGTCAATCGGTCTAAATGCCGGCAGAAAAACGTGTATTTATTGTTACTTGTGATCTTCTTCTTTTTATCAACAGACTTATTTGTATTGATTATCTGAGAAAAATAGTCAATTTCTTTGTATTCTTGATTTTTCGAAAACTCTTCTGCTGTCATTATTTTATACTGCATACCTACATCCAGTAAAACATAAACTGCGTTTTTAATTGCCACATGATTTTCAACAGCTATTCTTTCAAGATTTTCTTTGCCTAATCTTCCAATAATTTCATTTATCATATTCATTCCTCCGTACTTATTTATCATTGATATGAAAAAGGCACGACCTAGCCAAATGATCGTGCCCAAACTTCTAAAGTTACTGTTTATTTTTCACTTCGGAATAAATTAAAGATATATTAATTATAATTCATCAATCAATCCTTGTCAATTTTCTTCTCGAAATCAGAACAAAAATCTTCTGAATTAACACGCTGACCACCACATCGTGCTTTCCATTTCTGACAAGTTCCATCTTTTGCATTTTTATTTTTAGAAAAACATTTGCAGTTTGCACACTTCAAATTATCCATATTTTCTTTTATCATTTGTAAGCACTCCTCGAATCCTGCATTCTTCCCGTTTAAATATATGTTACTGCCAACATATTTATCATTCTTAGGAATCATTGCTGCAAAATCTTCTCTTTTCATTACTTCCTACCTCTTTTCGCTCTTAAAAGATTTTTTCTTGCATTTTTTGCTTTTTCTTCTGAATAATAACTCATATTCATTTCTTTTTCTTTCTTCTTCTCTTTCTTATATTTATCCAAGAAGCTTTTATATCCGGCACAACTTGAGTGACACTCTGAATGTCTGCCTGTCTCCGGCGTGCATCCTAAACACGGACAATCACTTGCTCTCATATTGTTTTCTCCCTTCTAATTTTTCACATGCTGCTACTAAAGAATTGACTTCTTGGCACTTTTCAAGATACAGTTTATCCATTTCTCTAATCTTATCTGGTGTCAATCCTGTTTCCCTGTACTCTAAAAGTTCTTTCAGACAGTTATAGATCACAACTCCGTGTTGGTTTAATGTTTTCTCAGTTTTGCAAGCATCCATGACATGCTTAATTGTCTCAGTATCAACTTTTACTTCAAACATTTTCGTTTTTCTCCTCTCTTGTTCTAATTTCATTGATTCTCTTGCGTACTTTATTTCATCCGGCGTTAATCCTGTTTCTTCATATTTAAAAAGTTCTTCCAATGCAAACCTTATTGGCGGTTGGTTGTAAAGTGTGTTCCTTAAAGCATCTTCTATATCTGACATCCTAATTCTTCCATATGATGAAATAACTTATCATATCTTGCCTGAATATCATTGTATTCATCTTTATAATAATCGAGCTCATCTTTCATCTCATCCACTTGATCAGGTGCTAGACCAGTAGCTCTATACGACATAAGTTGTAACAACGCCGCTATTATAACTGCATCTGTCGCTGTGCTTGCAAGCGCTTTACATGATTCTAATGCATTATTAATAAGTTCATCGTTAAGTTTTATATTAGATGGATCTATAACACTTTTAAATATATCAAATCGTCCACAGTTTAAAGCTTCCGCAATCTCATCTATCTTTGTTAATGTCAATCTTCTTGCATTTTTTTCGTAGAGTGAAATTGCTTGTGCCGATACACCAAGACGTTTTCCTAACTCTCTTTGCGATAATCCTCTTCTAATTCTAATTTCCTTTATGTTTTTTCCTATATCAATCATTTTATTTCTGCTCCTTCTATGTATTACATACAAATATATTTCACAGAATAACAAACGTATTAAAATTTTATTTCAATTCCTGTTTCTTCCTTGATCGTTTGCTGTAGGTCCTGAACACTTATATAACCTTTTTCGTAACTTTCTTTTAGATCGTTGATTTCATCAATCCAACGTTCTATCCTTGCACTACCAAAGTCAAATTTAGTCCTTAATGCCATGATTCCTAGCAAAAGAAAAGCTGTGTAACTGCTATGTATTAGTTTGTCTGCATCCCTGCGATTCTTAACCCTGCGTTGTTGTGCAGGTACTTGTCTGTTGTTAAAGTATTTACTATTCATGATAACGTTCCTCTTTCATTCTTAGATAACCTGTTGCCTTAGGATGTTTCGGTGCTTTATCTAAAATTTCTTTGATAATATCCTCTATTTCTTTTTTAGATTCAATCTTATTAATATCTTCTGGTTGTTCCCAAACTCTTACGGTGTTTACAAGTGCTAAAGATTGGCTGTCATTTTCCTTTATTTCTTTTTTGTTATTCATTTATAACACTCCTTTATAACTTGATAACCCTTTGTCCTCTGTCATACTGATTAAGTATCTTATCCAACATCGCTACCGCTTTTGTTTTTGTTAAACATCGTTCAATAGGATATTGATGATTTAATGTTTCCGCTATCACTTCATAAAATCCACCGCTTCCGCCTGTGTTTCTTACATATATTCTAACAAGCTGTTGTGTATTTATAACTGTTATATTATCAATTTTTATTAACACTTAAGTCCTCACTTTCTCCCCATTCTAATTTATTTCCGCATTTACAAGTTTCTTGCCACGGCGCAACTTCTCCTGAACACCGTGGACAATAAAAGTGCATTTCTGGTTTTCCTTTAAGACTGTACCACCGATACATGACCGGTGTATGATACAGCAGATTTGTCATGTCCATATATTGTTTTATTGGAACTTCTATATCGTTTATGTGCTTTGCTGTATACATTACCGCACATAGAATGAATCCGATTAAAAGTCCAATAATAAACGCTGCTGCTTCAAACATAAGATCACCCCTTTTCTTCTACATATTTTTTCATCACTTCAATAGGAATAACTTTTGGAACAACTTTTCTTCTATTCCAAAAAGTTTGATGCCATGGTCCGCCTTTTTTCTGCGCTCTTTCTGCCAATTGCCAATCTTCCAGAAACGTACATGCATTCACAACCTGATGAATTAATATACGAACTTCAATATCATCTATGCAAGACTCAATATCTGGACAATATATAGGAAATCTAGTAAATACATTGAATCTATCGTATACATCTTGAACACACGGTCCGAATCTCAATGCAAGAATATCATCAGAGAAAATTGGCTCGTGATATTTCTTTAGAAAATTAAGTTGGATGTAATACAGAATATTTTGCAGCATCAAATTAGTGATTCCGTATTTATATTTGTTGCTAAACTCCAACACACACGAAGCAACTTCCATACCACTATACAGATACATTCTACACATCCTCAGGACTTCTGTTGTTAGCTCTCTCTGTATCAAATCCATCAGGGTATCTTTTCTTTAGCTTGTCAATGTTCATCTGCATGATCTCATCCAGACTCCATCCGAACGATTCACAAGTCATAGCAATATACCACATCACGTCTCCTAGCTCTTTCTGTGCATGTGTAACATCAAATGACTTGTTATGAAAAATCCACTTCTTGACCATGTCTGTTAATTCTCCAACCTCTCCTGACAAACCAAACAGACCATTAATTACACCACCAACATCTATTTCTTCTACGTGTTTGCCAATTCTTGTACCAGAGTTATAATCTTCAATTCTTTCAATTAATCCGCAAAGTCTATCCGTGCATTTACCGTCATTCGTTCTCATTGCTAGTTTCTGATATTCATTACCTGTCATTTTGGTTCTCATCTCCTGTTCTTCGCCTACAATTTCAAAATACATTTCAAGCCATTCCTGTACCGTGCTTAAATAAAATGATCCATACCCTACACATTCGTAATCTTTGCCAACTTCTTTATACAAAATTTCAAAATATCTTTGATTATGTATAGTTCTTTCGTTAATTTTTGCATAAAGAACTTTTATTTTACTTACTTTGTAATTCGTTACACTTAATTTATCGTTCATTTTCCACCTCGATTTTCTCATAAATTGTGGCACAAATCTTTTTCTTACCACCTTCACAGTTGATCACTTCATAATCAACGTCGTATCCATCTTTTGAAAGATGTTCGATGATATTAAAATCACTGCCTGTGTCTGTATGTAAGAAGTTTGTTCCTACTTTTTTTCTGATCATCTTCTTATTTCCTTTCTTTTCTTCCCTAGTTACCATTCTTTTCTACCATTTTTGCAACAACAAATCCTGTTCGTGCTGCGTTTCTTAGGTTGTCTTTGATCAATGCTTTGTTTGGCACTCTATTTTTACAATACCAAGACCACCATTTGTCGTGATCTTCTGAAACTTTTTGCTCTCGTTCTTTATAATGTTCCAGATATTCAGCTTCTTCTTTAGCTATCTGTAAGCATGCGATCATATAATTAATCTTTTCTACTGTTGTCATGTGTTGATTTCCCCCTAATCTTTCTGGAATATATAAACGTTTCACCTGTTTCCGTTTGAATTTCAAGATATTTTGGTACTGATTCACACGGCCAATACCTCTTTTTTATAATCTTTAATTTCTTCGGGTGTCCATTTTCACACTTTAATGCTCCTTCTTTATCTTCGTATTTTAGTCCGCACTCTTCACATACATAGAATATTTTCTTTTTCACTAAATACACCTCCTACTTAATAGCATACGGTTCTGAATCTACAACATTTGCAAACATCGGTTCCATACCGTTTTCTTCAATGTATTTAACAACCAGATCGTTTATAGCATTTTCGCACTTTTCATAAGCTTCTTTGTTATCTATATCTTCTATGTACCAATCTTCGGCAACTTCTCCTACATCATCACATACAGCATTGTGTAAATCTTCCAGTATGCTTGTTAGGCATACTCGTCTTATATCCACTTCTTCTACTCTTCCAATCCAGATAACTGTATCTACTTCACATCCCATATTTTTCGCTTCTTTAATGCATTCCTCTATTGTTTCAAAAGCCTCGCTGTAATTATTGCTGTATTTTTCTTTCGCCCATGAGTAGAATTTTTTAGCCATATAAACCTCCTTCCTTTTACTTTCCGTAAATAGTTCCTTCATACATATCAAAATCTACACATAATTCACATTCGAGTGCAGAATATTTATGTCTGCAATTTCTACACTCCTCGTACAAATTTTCTTCCTCCCATTTTTCAGTGTAATAGCTTCTGTTTTTTTTACGTTGATTATAAATAGTTAGTGATCTTAATTTTTCGCAGTTGCCGAAATTTTTCTTTAATATCCCCCAAATTTTCTTGTCGTTCCTTTTCTTAAGTCTTGCTCCTTTATGCGTTCCTCCTGCTATTATTAGCTTGTCCCTCTTCTTTTTCGCCTGACGTTTGTTCATAATCTCACCATGGTATCCTTCCACCAGAATTTAAGTAGTTTCCAATAAGATCAAGCATATTGTTTAGACAGTCTTGACATACTGTTGTGCTTAACTGAACTATACGGCTTTTATCGTCGTTATTTTCAAAAACGATTTTACGCATATATTTATCTTCTGTAGAATCCTTTCCGCATTTTACACATTTCCATTTATCGACTCCCTTAAATTCTAAAAGTTTAGCTGTTTTCATTTATTTGAATCTCTTTTATTCAACCATAGACTGACTAGCTATTCTTTCAGCTCCTCTTCTTCATAAATAACAACGTCATACTTTCCACTGATAACATTTTCTCTTTTAATCATTACTTTATATCCTTTATCTGTAATATTTTTCACAAATTCTTTTATCTGGATCACTTCTTCCATCCTGTTAGGATAAATAATTCTTGTTACTTCTTTCAAAACTTTTACCTGCTCCATTTTCTTTTCCTCCAATTCACACTCATTTTGTGATTCTACATCTGTGTTTTTTCTTTAATGTAACTCACATAATCTTCCATTTCTTCGTCAATCATATCAGGAAAATCCTTTTTACTTTCACATGCATGACGAAGTTTACATGAAACACATATATTTTTGTTGCAGTAATCTTCTAACACATCTATCATCTGTTCTCTTGTCATTTTTTATCACCTAACGCCTTTCTATAGCTTTCCTCTACTTCTTCGCTCGTAGTTGTTCCATATTTAATTTTTCTCATTATGCATGGTTCTTGCCCTTTAAAAATGCAAATAGGGCAGATTCTTTTACGACAATAGTTTTCTAATTCTTTTTCCTGCATTTCTCTTTTTAGTTTGTTGGCATTTAAATTTAATCTCATTGTTGCAATAATGCTCCCAGATTTTGTATCAGTCACACTCATCATTGCCTCTTCGCAAGATTGATAAGAAACTTTCGTATCCAATACTCCAACATCTAATTTATTTGCCGTGATCATCTTTTCTACGCTGTCCAAAAAATCATGTGCTATCTGCTCCGCTATTGTCATAAGTATTCTCCTATCGCGTTACTAGCCATCCAATCCCCGTAGTGATCCTCTGCAATTTTCTTTAGTTTAGTCAATGCCATAATGAAGGTGTCTATTTCGCATGTATCATCAAAAATTATACGAGCCATGTTTTGCGGATTCATTGTTTGTTCCTCTCCGCTTCTTCTAAAATTTAAAACTACGCCACCCATTTTCATATCAAATCTAAGATGATCTACATCTTTGTCTGAACGATGTGAATATATTTTCATTGTTTTTCCTCCTTTACTTCATCATGCTTCTAATCTTCAACATAATAATCACGTATAAATTCTTCGTAGCTCATAATACGTTTGCTGCAGTCCATACATCTCATTGTTTTGTTATAACTAAATAAATCCATGACTTCACTGCTTTCCATTTTTCCATCAAAGCTATATGTGTCAGTTCCATTTGCTTTAAACTTTGCAAACATTCCACGATCACTTCCACAGTATGGGCATTTTGTTATTTTCTGCATATCTCAACCCTCATTCCCTTTAATTCTCTCCTGATCATTTCTTGCAAAAAATCGTGGTAGCATTTGTCACACAAGAAGATTGTACGCTTCTGATCTGTGCCGAAAACGATTCTTTTCATTCCTTTATCTTCTGCAAAATCTTTTTCGCACTCTATACAACTGCCGTGTCTGTCTGAACCTTTTAATGTGTTTATATCAACTATTTTCATTGTTTTTCCTCCTTTACTTCATCATGCTTCTGTATGGCTCAAAGAAATCTTCTTTTCTTAACTCCATTTCACATTTAAGACAAATGAATTTGCTTTGTATTTTCATATCTGAATTTATTTGTATATACTCTCTTCCAACATCTTCATTGAATAACAAGCTATTACAATATTTGCATCTTGCTACTGGCATTTTTCTTTTACCCCACATCCTTGATATTAAGTTCTGCTGTCGCCGGTATAAATCTCATGTATCCTGCATCTCTTATAATCTCGTTTTCTGTTAAATCAACAATCTGTTTCTTTTCTTTTTCTGATTTAACCACAAGGTAATAATGTTCATCTCTCACACCCATACACACCTCTCCAATTTTGAAGTGACTTAATGTGTATGTTTTAATACTTGGTTGTTTTGCATTAATCTTCATTTTCTTCCTCGCTTTCAAATTCTTCAATCTCTCGCCATGCCAAAACACTTTTATCGCTATAATATCTAATTTTACTGTTACGGTTTCTCCATCCGTGAGAGTCATGCCATGTTCTGTGAATGCACCCATCTTTTATAGAAACTAAAACTTGTTTATTATCTTCTGGCAGGTCATTCGGATTATCTCTTAAGTCGTGCCATCTATATTTTTGTTGCTTATTGAACAACCATGACACTACATTTAACACCTGCTTTTTTGTGATACTGTTTATTGTCGCTGCATCTAACACCTGCTGTATTGCTTCATATTTTTCATCTTCCGTAAACTCCTTTGAATCAATTTGCATAAATACTGCGAACGCTTTTGTAAAATTCATTCCTCTCCCACACTTTCTACCCCAAAGATGTACTTGAGTATTCTGTCTTTTCCTACTGCTTCGATTGCATCAAATACAAGTTGTTTTGATGCGAATACCACCGCCCCCTGTGGTCTGCAATCGGCCCACACATCATAATCAAGTTCTTCATTGTATTCATCATACAAAATGAAATAACTAGCTTCGAGTGTTTGGTCATTGTGTTCCTTTGCATATCGTTCAAGTTCAACTTCTACTTTTCTTTTTTCTCTGGCAAGCCACGCTGACTCTTCTGTGAAAAAGACGTTTCCTAATTCCCATCTTCCATTATCCAAAGAATCATTCGTCCACCTGCTTTGTATAATAGCTCCATCATCATTAATATAAAAATATTCTTCTGATTGTCGTGGTTTCCTTACCTTTACACCCTGTTCCTTATCTGTTTCTTTCCCATTCATCTTCCCAACAAGTCTGTAAAACTCTTTTTCTTCTGCTTCTGTTAGATTTTTAATTCCCATTTTCTCCACTTCCTTTTCCTGTACTTCTAATCAATATCTGCGATACTCTCTACAAAACAGTTGTAGTAGATGTATCTCTTACCTTTATAGTCAAACTTGATGAATCCATCACTATCTTGAATGTCAATCTTTCCTTTGTAGCTTGCAATCTTCTGTCCGTCCGCTGTATATACTACAATGGTTCTTTCTAATCCGTTGTTCATGTCAGATTTAAGGTCTACCCATCCACGACTAAAGGATGCACATCCTGTCATTCCTGTTAAAACCAATGTGCTTAATGTGATCGCTAATAATTTCTTTTTCATAGTTAGTTCTCCTTATATGCCAAATATCTTTTTAATGCTGCTTCAAGGTCATTATCTTTTATGTACCATCCATCAATTAATATTTTATTAGTTAACTTGCTGTATCTTAAAACCTTTCTGTTTTCAAAATGTTCTAATTTAACTCCAAACATAATATTGCCTGGACGCGCAATTTCAACAATCCTCAAAACATTGTTTACTGTAATGTTGTTGAGACACTCTGCGATATTTTTCAAAAGCTTTTCTTTGCTATCAGCTTCTCTCCAAGTCGGCTTAAAATAACATTTGATTGTTTTTTCGTACGCTCCAACATCTGTTAGTTCAAAACGATCATCTAGTTCTTCTATTTTTTCTGAATTTACGACTTGTTTTGTGATCATGTTATAAATTTTCATTTTTGCTCCTTTATAAATATTTTTCAATTGCAACTCTCAAAGAATGATCCCTGTCGTTTATACGCCATCCGTCAATTGTTACTCTTGTGTGTTCTTTGTCATATCTTAAAAGACTTTTCTTACTAAATTCTTTCAATAACACTCCCATAACCAATGTGTCGGCATTGTTTACTATTTCAATAACTTCTACGACTGTATTGGTTGTAACTTTGTTAACGCAATTTGCAATTTCTTCCAGACACTTTTGTTTATCAACTTTTATCCAATGTTCTTTTGGATAGCATCTCATTCTCCATTCATCTTCTAAATACTCTGTATCTTCAAAGTAAGTATCTAATTCTACTAGATTTTCTGATCTTACAAATTCATGTGTATTTCTATTACGAATCTTCATTTGCAGGTATTCTCCTTAACAATTTTGTTTTGATAATTCCATATGTTTTATAATCGCCTGAAAATAAGAATGATCAATACGTCCATATTCACATATAGACTTAGCGGTAATTAATTGTGCGCAAAGTTTATGATACATTTCCTTTCCTCCATATATTTTTTCTTTGCTTTCTAATGCCGCTGCAATCATGAATAATTCTTTTTCTGTTAATGTAATCGTTGCTTCTCCGTGAACTTCTGATATATACTGTATCTCCATTTCTCTTCCTCCTACATTTTTATTTGCTATCCAACTGTTCTTTTGCTAACTTGAAAGCCAACATGTATAGATCAAGTATTCCTGTTGGTTTAATTCCAAAATTTGAAGTCTCCAAATAAATATCTGTATCTAATTCCAATAACTTTTCTTGACCTTCGTTTCCAATCCCTGTTTCTTCTGAAAAATCATATAGTACATCTGATAAAAACTCTTCCATTATTTCTTCTTTTGATTTAAATGGATATCGGTCATCAATTTCAAAATAAAGGTCATTCTCTTCTACATACTGTGCAACATCTTTTCGAGTTTGTTCTTCATCATATAAGTAAATATGTCTGTCATGACAATCTATCTTTTCCTCAAAATATCCAACATCTTCTACAAAATCATTAAATCCATTCCAACACATATTGCGGTAATTAGTTGCAACCAACTGACCTAAATCGCCTGAAATGTGTAATCTGCAATAGTCTTCTTCAAAAATAAATCGGATTCTATACTCTATACTGTTTGGTTTCTTGAAGTCTAATATTTTTATGTTTCCGTAATCATGAAATGTAGCTTTATGATCTTTGAATTTTTGCTTCATTTTCTCTAAATCCATGAAAAATCACATCCTTTTATTCATCCTCTATAATTCTTGCCGGTGTGCTGCTCTTTTCAAAGCCTTCACAGCTATAATCATCAATAACTACTTTTCCAAAATCACAGAGTAAATCTTCTTTCTCGTATTCCTCTAATTTCTTTTTTGCTTCTTCTAAGTTGTCTGCTTCAACAATTCCTTCAATATGTCCATATCTTAAATGCCCAACGACATAATCTAATTCTTTCTTAAATTTAAATTTCATTTAATAGTCTCCTTTCTGCCCGACATAAAGCCGGGCGTTAAATAATCGGAAATTAATTTGTTTCTTATGCGTTGCTCAGGATGCATGATTAAAAAAATATGTTTACTGCTACTTTGTCGTGGTATATAATCCCGATGCAACAAGCCTTTTCTGGCTTGACTCCCTACCCAAATGTGAATGAAAAATAGTATGCAAATTCAAAAAACATATGGATTAATTGTTGCTTTGGGTAGAGAACCAAACCAGAAAAGTATTCATTTAGTTACTACTTCTTAATCTTTTCTAATTCTTCTTTGAAATGCATTTCCATAAGGTCTGCAATTGCTAAATATTCCTTTGCGTATTCAGTATCCTTATGTGTTTCTTTCACTTTTTTTCTGAATTGTTCTAATGTACCGCTAAAGCATCCACAGTTTGCACAAACGTTTCCGTCTTTAGTAACAAAAAATGTTGTGTCTCTGTAATTACTGCCGAAACCTTTTACTGTTGCGTACATCTGATTTCCAGACACAATTGCATTTCCAGACACAATTGCTTTTCCAGACACCTTTGCATTTCCAAACACCTCTGCTTTTCCAGACACCTTTGCATCTCCAGACACAATTGCATCTCCAGACACCTTTGCATCTCCAGACACCTTTGCATCTCCATATACCCATGCATTTCCGTAATGTTCTAGATTTTCTTCTTTCTCTACAAAACCACCTAACTCTCCTTTTTTTACGTCTCCAAACTTTACAAGGGCTTTAATTCTAAATAGCTTAATCCCTAAAAAATTAGTAATAAATTCTGTTGTTAATTCAAATTTTTTCATTTCTTTGATCTCCTTTTCTTCTACTTCGTTTTGTTTTCTCTGACAATAATCCGAGATATAGCCACCGACTGGTCAAAACTCATTCTTGCTTTTATAAGTTCGCTTCGAATTTCATTTTTGTCTATATCAAAAAAAATAAGATTTCCATTGTCATTTTTAACAACGACTAGATCAGGACACACACCTTCTATTCTCCAAGAATATCCTTTAGCTAATTCAAGCTTCTCAACTTCTTCGTACGTCAAAATAGCACCCATCTATCGCTCCTTTTCTTCAATCGTTCCTAAATTATCTGACTGTAACTTTTTCAAGACCTCTGGAATATTCATCTTTTCAATAGTGTCTTTTGCAAGATTCTCTTTTAGTTTCTGTTCTAATGATTTAACAATATCAACTTCTACTTCGTGTTTTGCTCTCTGAATCATGTTACCGATCTTATCATCAAGCTCTCTTTTTAGATATTTTGTTGTAAGTAGATCTGCTGCTGAATACCGATTACTTCCCCAGTCTTGATAATTTCCATCTTTATCATATCTTTTCTGTGTAATGAAACTTTCAAATTGCATTCCTACATATTCGGATAATGAATAATATGTGATTTTGTCACTCCAATCACTTGATTTTTCAGGAATCTGAATATTATTAATCTTTTCAGAGCATACATTTTCGATAAATTTATTGATTGCTTTATTGATTGTCTCTTCTGATTCTTTAACTTTCTCTGCAATCTTTGCATCAACCATTTTCAATGCTTCATGTGTTGCTTTCTGAAGAAGGGCATCTTCCAAGCCTTCAACAATTCTCTCTTTTAATTCCTCGTCAATTGAATAGGAATCCTCTTGCATCCAATCAAGTTCTACTTCAATATTAAATTTTGCCATTTTCATATCTCCTTCTTAAAATTATTTCTACGTCAAACAGCTTGAAGCTGCACCTATTTATGAACTACGACTTTTATTTATTTACTTAACAACAATCTTTGATTTTTAGGTTTCTTATATTTATTTTTATATGTGCTATTTATTTTTATAGGTGCAGCTGCAAACTGTCTGACGATTCTTTTTAAATGTATTTTGTTTTCCAGTATCCGGAAGAAGCTGTACATCTGATCCATACTGTTCTTTTTTGCTTCTTCCTAGCTTTCCTTGCTGACATATCAGCTAATTCCTTTTTTGCTCTCATATTTTTCCTTGCATCTTTAGCTGACTCGGATACACCGTATTCTTTTTCAAATAACCTGATGCTACATTCTGATACATTGTATTTCGCTGATGTTTCTGCAAGCGTATGGCCTGACATTCTGTATGTGATGATTTCAACCTTGTCAGAAACATCAAACCTTGAAATCCTGTTTCTTACTGGAAGTTTCTTTTTCCAGTTAAGGATTGTCGTTTCTGTTACTCCGTATTTTTTAGCAGTCTCTTTTAAAGTTAATTCTCCGCTAGAAAATTTGTTCACAGCTTCTTGGCGTTGCTCGTTTGTAAACCTTTTCCCCACTTTTACACCTCACCTTCCAATATTTTTTTGATCATCTCGTTGTTTCTCTGTTCGTATATATGGTCCCTGACACTTTCCTCGGGAAACTGCACACTATATGAACATTCTTTTATCCGACTTGAAATTCGTTCATTGTACTGAACTTCATTCTCTGTATAATTGCTTGTATAAATCGTTACCAGTTTGTTTATGTATCTGTAATTAACGATCTGGTAAATTTTATCATTAATCCAAGCGCTGTTTTTTTCTGCTCCGAAATCATCTATGATCAGAATTTCTACATCTTTCAGATCAGCCAACAAATCTCTTTCACTTATTTTGCCGTCTTGGTCCCATGTTTTTTTGATCTGTTCTATGATTTCACTTGAAGTTGCAAATTTTACTCTGTGGCCATCAGCCAAAAACTGATTTGCCATACTTGCAGCCATTCTTGTTTTTCCAGAACCTTTTGTTTTTGAATAGATGTACAATCCAACTCCCTTTCCTTGAAACGTCTGGAAGTTGTCAATGTAATTTTTGATAATCTTGCAAGCAATCCTGACCAATTTCTTATTTTTTTCTTCCTTATAACAAGCAATATTAAAATCAGCTAATTTTAAGTTTCTAAATGGTTCAGGTACATTTGCAAATTTCAATCTATTGTGATTGATCTGTTCTTGCCTGCATTTGCACTCTCTAAACACTGTTTCTCCGTCTTTTTCAACAGGAATCCAACCAGTACCATTGCATAGCGGACATACATCAGAATCCTTTGAAATCTGTGTCGGCTGCCCCAAGTTCGATTGCTTTTTCAGCGAATGAAGATTTTCTATGATCTTCTCCATTCCTTCCATTTTTATCACCCTTCCTGTTTGCGTAATTTCCGTCTAAGATTTTCGCTAAATTTGTGTCGTTGCATATCCAATCAAAGTTTGCACACCAATTTCTATTGTTTTTTCCTTTAAGAAAATCAGATTCTTCCACCATTTCAAATGCCTTTTCAAAATCTTCATATGTATAACCGGCGTTAAATCTTGCTCTGATCGTGTCTTTTCTTCTCTTGGACAATCTAGTAACCCTTGAATACGATTTACAAATTTCATTGTATTTATCAACGATTCTTGCGTAATCAATTCGTTCTCTTGCCGTTTCTTTCTTTGGCTTATATTCTTCAACATCTGCTTTTTCTTCTTTTGATTTGTATTCCGTATTTGATGATTGACACACATAGTTTTGAACATCCATCATATAGACAGCTCCTGCGCTTAACATTTCAATCAGCCCTAACTTCACAAGATGTTTCAATGCTTCTTTTACAACTTCAACACAATGCCCTGTTAAAGTCGCAATCATGTCTACATTGTATGGAATCATGCCATTTAATGCCAATCTTTCACTCTTCTTTAAGCTGATAAGATACATTTTCATAAGAATATTAGAATACAAATATCCGTCTTCCTGAGATTCTAAGATTTTAAATTCTTCTGTGTCTAAAAAATCTTTCAATCTCAGATAATAATATTTTTTATCAGACATAAGATTACCTCTATTTAATTTTCATTTGATTTTAGGTGGGCTGACGTGCCCGTGTATCATTTGTAGAAATGCTATTCAGAAAGTAGTTCTTCGATTTTTTCTGCTGCCTTTTCTGGTCTGCAAAACAAAAACTCTACTCCATATTTTTTATTCATTGTGTTCATGATCTGCTTTAATTGAGACGGCTTACATGGTTCCTTTGGTGGCTTTTCTCCTTTATTCTCGCAACGTCTCTTGTTTACGAAATAACGTTTCCAACAACTCTCATTCTTCCATCTTCCAAACGTATCAATACTAGTAACACCGTCTTTATTCTCAACGAGAATATACAGCTTAATACCATTATTGCTTGCCAAAAAGCAAGAATCTGAAAATCTCTTATGTGACTTCACTAAACACTGGTACAATTCTTGACAATCTTTTTTTGTATCAACAGATTTATCAATGCAGCCGATCAAGTCCATTTTTTTTAGCTTGTCCCCACGTCTTTCGATAACTTCCTGAATTTCTGGTGTTATCTCTATGTAATCTCCTACTGGACATGGAATATCAACAAGCTTATGACCGCGATCTTTTAACATGTTGTGTTTAAGATTATGTTTTCCTGCTTTTTGCGCTTTGTCTACTCCAATAATCATGTATCATTCGTCCTTTCTACCTATATTTTACCATCATCCATCATCGAATCTTTTGTGATACTGTGATGCATCACCACTTTTTATTAGATAAAATACAGATTCCATTCATTATCTTTTTAATTCTTTTTTCTGTCTCAACATTTTTAATATAAATCTTAAGTGTTAAAACAAAAATCACTATAGGAATCATTCCATACAATCCAATTCCTAACCAAACTAACCAAAACATATTATTTCCTTTCTCATAACTTTACTTCTCTATACAATTCCATCTCAACTCTATTCTTCTCATATCCATTGCATCATAACACTTATCTACGCATTGCTATTCCCTAACTGCTCTATACCTTTCCTTGTCATCACATCTCTGCTCATATCGTCACTTATCCACGCCATGCCATTTCCAAGCAAAACCTTTCCTCGCTATTCCGTTTCATATCATATCTTTTCTTTTTCAACACTAATCAAAACGGTATGTAATTTAGATTTACACATAATGATCTTTTAGCAATGTTAACTTCAATGTCATTTCCTGTGATATTTTTTGTTTGATTTAGAATCATTTGTTCATCGGCTGCTGCATCACTTAAGTGACAAATCGTTACTGTTTTTAATGCATCTGTCATATTCTGTTTCAAAACCTTTTCTTTGAATGTCTCAAAAGATAAATGTCCTTTGAGTCGATGTTCAAAGTTTGCTGCCGATTTATCAACAAATTCCTCACAGTAATTAACTTCACATATAAGATGATTGATTTTCGCCGATCTAAAAGATAGTGTAGGGTATTCAAAATCCGTCATGTATACCAGACTTCCCATGTCCTTGTGTTGTATAAAATATCCAAAGTTTGGACACGGTATGATTTCCCCAGTATCTTTGTCTTTTGTTGTGTGTGGCAGATAGAACGGAATCACATTGAAACTTCCACACTCAAACGGCTTTCTTTCTTTTTTTCCTATCATTCCACCAATTCCAAGATCAAAATATTCTATTGGATCATATGCTCCAAAATGTTCTACTGTCTCATTATTGCTATATATTTCTATTCCATTCTTAGTAAGATTTTTATATGATTTCGCATGATCTCCGTGGATATGAGTCAATAAACACCCTGCCACATCTGCTATCCTATAATTAATTCCTCTTAGAATGTCTTTAAATTTACATCCGCAGTCAAGCAATAAGATTTCTCCATCTCCACTCATTAATGCATAGCAATTACCATACTGACTTCCTGTGTTAATTACTTTTAGCCACATTGACATTTCTGAATATTTCCTTTCTTAAGTCCACTGGATTTCTTCTTGCATAATACAATCTCTTAGAAGCCTGAATATCCTTTGCTGCCTTGTCGCATCTAAAATCTTTACAGATCATCGGTCTAACTTCGTAAATTGTACAAATCTTTCTGACATCGTCTCTAAATGGACATGTCATATCCACAAATTTACCTACGATTGGTGGTTTATGCACATTTTCTTTGATATTGTGTTCTTTCACATATCTTTTGATCCTGTTAACTTCTCCAAGTGATAACGGAAGAAGGTTGGCGCAGCACTTACCGCACTGCGAACACTCTCCGTTTTTTGTGTAATCTGTTACTGTTGCTAAATCGTCTTTCATTTCTTCAAGAGTACCAACCATTTTCCACCTCTACATATCAAATTTGATGTTTTCCCACTTTTTGTAAGCATCCATGTACAACTCTCTCTTGTCTCCGTTGAATGTCATTTCATAGTACATTCCGTCTAATAACGTTGTACTCAGTAACGCTTTATGATTCTGTAATGTCTTAGCATACAAGACAACGTATACATCGTTGATCGTAAGATGTTTCTGATCTGTCTTATCAATATGATCATTCACATAATCTGCAATCTTGGCTTTGCATACCGCTAAAAATTCTCTGCTTTCCATTTTCTTCTCCTTTATTCGTTATATGGTTCATATGTTTTTTTGAAAATATCAGGTTTACATGGATAGAACTCACCATTAACACCCTTAATTATGTAGTCTCCGTCTGATACAGTCATAACACCTTCAAGAGTTTGAATCGCAAGAAAGTCAACCATTGAAAGTTTTCCTTCTTCTAAATTACTTGCATCCATGCTTTCAAAATGCAATTTATCAAGTTGTTCTTTCATAAATTCTTTTACTTCTTCGATGTTATTTCCATTCCATTTAACAGCTTCTACCACAACAGGTTTCTTTACATATTTAGCCATGATTTCACTCCTAACTATTGTTTTCTTCATTGTCTTTTTCTGCTTCTTGAAGACACTCTTCTAGTGTCTTATCTTCGCAAATTCGTTCACGTTCTGAGGAATACGATCCGTTTTTATCTCTCCATTCACCGAAAATATATAAATCACATTTCGCTTTTTGTATATCGTCCTTATGTTTCCAACATCTTATGTGTATTTCATAAGCTACATAAGGTGCAATCGCATAACGATATAATCCTCTAGTAACCTCTGTCCAATTATCAAAAACATTCATAGCCATGATTATTTCTCCTTATTCAGCAAACATCCAATCTTCTGCTAACATATCAGCCTGTGATGCTAACCACCCCATCTGTACACCAGACGTTCCTACAAATGCCACTGCTTTATTTCCAATGGCTTCATGATCGCAATTAACAATTGTTTTGTCTGCTGTCTTATATGAAATTTCTGTTGCTAACTGGATATACTGATTCTTTCCGTTCCATCCTTTTCTTTTGACTTTAAGTCCACGTTTCACGTACTTAATCGCATCTCCGAATCCAAATGTAGCTTCTCCGCCTAAAACTGGACAATTCGTTTCATCTGCGATTAGCCATTCATCAGACAAAATGTTAGAAAGTGTATATTCGACTCTCTGTGTCTCCCTGATGTCTAATAAGTCTCCCTGTCCTTTGTCAGTATCTTTTGGTCTGCACTGCATCATAATTGATTGCTTTTCTGCATCCCAGAACCAATATCCGCCCCAAGATGGAAGTTTGACTTTTGCTCCTGCTTTCATTGCTTTAAATGCTTCTGAAAATGACATACCAATTTCTTCTACAACAAGCTGTACTGTGTAATCATCTTTGTGTACGATTCCATGTTCTCCATCTGTGATAGATGCAATAAGTTCTCCATCTTTTGTAATATTTACTTCTTCAATTTTTTTACCATTAATTACCATGTTTGTTATTCTCCTTTATAAATTCTTTGTATTGTTTTGTATATTCGTATGAATCTTTAAAGATATTACAAATACTGCTATACATTTTTGGTTCAAATTGCTTTATAACATTAAGCTCATTCTGATAATCTCTACCAAACGGACATCCGCAACAGCCTGTCCGTTTTAGCCCATATCTGTTATAACAATCTGAATGTGTAATATTAAAATGTGCACAATATTCTGTTTTTTCTCTATCCGGATACCAAAATATCGGTCTATATTGATCACACTGCCCGACTTTTTCATCAAAGCAACTCTTATACCTTGTTGCTCTTATTCCGCCTTCGGCTTTCCGAACACCTACAATATTTAGATCGTATCCATTGTCTTTGATTAGCTTATGAGATACATCTTTCTTAGCATAATTGCAGCACTTTCCTGAAATCTTAAATTGCGGTGGATTCTGGACTATAAATTCTTTTAAAAATCTGTTGTAATTAATATTGAAACTACTCAATCTTTTACCGTTATTTAATGTCCCGCGTGAGTTGCACCACCACATAAGAGCAGATTTGCACTTCGGATATTTTTTATATAAATCATCAAATGGTTCATCTTCCCATTGAAATCTGTGGCTTTGCAATCTATACATCATTTCGCTGACGTACTTAGACATAAATGGTTGTCCATGAATCTTGCACGATAATGGAATCGCTTTGATTGCTTTCTCTCTGATAATCTCAATACCATATTTATTTTCAAGATATTTCAGATGATCCTTTGTTGCCTGATACTCTAACCCAGTATCAAACCACACATAATCAACCTTGTTATGTATGTCACATTTCCAGATAATGTCTAACATTACATCACTGTCAGCTCCACCAGAAATTGAACACAAAATCTTTTGGTATTTGTCTCTGTTTATAATTGACCATGCCCGAATCATGTTGTCACAAATTGTCTTGTTTGTAGGACATGTGTCTAATAATTCATCAATATTCTTAGGTTTCTTAACCAAATGTACTTCCTCACGAAAAATTTATTTCGTTTCTCGTGAGGTAAAGCCATACTTGGTGAGTGTCTTTTTACACCACTATCACATTACTTTTTCGATATAATTAAACCAACGATCCGCTAAATTATATCTTCGTGGAAACCTTTATTCTCTAAAGGTAATTAGCACAGATGGTTGAAACCTAACCAATCGGCAGCACAGCGTCTCCGATATATTTCATATCTAAGATTTTGCAATCTTTCATCGGATGATCTGGATTCTCATTATTGTAATCCTGAACAAACATATCAAGCCAAAAATCAGAATACTCATTATCATCTTTTGAATTGAATACTGCATATCTGTATACAGTTTTATAGTTTCCCTTTACTGTAAAATATGCTAGTTTGATTTCATATGTCGGCAATTCTATTCTTGTTTTGATAAAGTTTTTTGGATGAATGTTGCGTAATTTAGATCGTAATTCTTCATCAAAAATCTCAACTGTATCAACTCCAGATCGAATACTGCACTCATCAAAAAATCGGTTAGGATGCACTGCTTTTCACCACCTTCCTATTATCAAACCTACGTTTTTATTCATCTTCCTGAACCATAAAGTCCGGCAGATCAGCTTCTGTTACTTCTTCTGCAATATCATCTGCACTTTTGACTTCTTCTACAGCTTCTTCTGTATCCTGAACATCATCAACAATAAACTCTTCCTGATTAGACCCTGTCTCTACCTCTTCTCTTACGTCAGCTTCAATTACTGACTCTTCTGGAATTTCCTCTGTTCTTTCATCAGCTTCCTGAACGAATACATCTCCATGAGTATTGATAATCTGCTTTAATGCGCGATTCATGACTGTTTTCTTTGCCATCTGATCTGTGAACTTGGCATGTACTCCTGAACCTTCTTTGTATGCATATCCCTGTTTCCAAGCCTGCTTAATCTGGTTAATGTTCATTACTTCTAAGATTTTTTGTCCGTCATTCATTGTAAGAACTGCATAAGCACCGACAATTTTGTCGTTATTAATGTTGTTAAAGTCCTGAGTATGTTCTTTGAGAACTTTTTCTCCATCTACAATTGCGTACTCGAAATGATCTCCTTCGTAAATGACTTCTGAACTGATTTTTTCTAGTCCATATCTTCTTGCAATTGTCACGTTTCCAAAATATGATCTCTGGAATAAGCATTTCTTACCATAAGCAATAAAGTATCCCTGTTTCTTCTGTACAGATAAACCAAGAGTTGCCATATCCATTAAGGAGTTTGCGACACTTGCCTGTGTGCAAGATTCTAAAATTGGCTTATTATTTCTGTCGGTAGTTTCTTTTAATACCAGATATGCCCCTGTCAGTGCATTTGCTAAATTGTAATCTTTTGGAAAAGACATTCCATATTTACACTTTTCATTAAGTTGTGTTGTTAACCCATCAATGAACGCATTGTTAATAACTGCCGCTGCCTGAGTTTTTCCCTGTTCCTGAATTTCTGTTTTTGTTGCCATTTTTACCAACCTTTCTATGTAAAATTTAATTGTTGCCTTCTAATTTTCAATAGGTCAATTAATCTTCCTTGTTACCGCCAATTACTTTTCCTCTTTTGTCAAGCTTCTCCCACACAAAACGACCTTTTCCGCTGTTGTGCCACTGACCGATTCCGTTTAATTTTCCGTAATCAAGCCACATTTCCACGTTGTCCATAAGATCGTCAACCATTGACATTACTGTAAATTCAATAACTGTACCTTCTGGACAACTATCACTATTTGCAAGTGCAACTCTTTCTCCCTGTGGTGTCTGCGCTCTTAATGGTCTCTGGCAGTTTCCCATTTCTTTTCCTTCTGGAATCTGTAGCAGAATCTTTCGTTCATTGACGAAGATCAGATTGTCAATCTTTGTTTTGTATGCTGCAAGTTTCTTGACATAGTTGAATGCTTTTGCTGCGTTCTTGAAAAATCCTTTGATCTGATAATCATAGATAAACGGATTGCCGTTTTCATCTTTAGGAAATACAGTCTTTCCTTTTTCTATAACTCCTTCAACACCAATTGCTTCAATCTCTTCTTTTTTACTGATCGCATCAGGTGCCTTGCTTGCAATGTACTCTGCATGTAATTCCTTATCATTACTTGCTGTTCCTAAAATTTCCTCAATAAATGTTAATCTTACTTTCATTTCTTTCATTGTTTCTTCTCCTTCTTTAATGTGTTTTATTCTGTGCTATGCTCTTATGTTCCAAACGTTCCGAACTTAGCTATTCCATCACAACGCTGTACTTATCCTCACTGAGCTTTTCCTCATCCTTTCAGTTCAAATCTAATCCCATCTAAACTATTCCATTTCGCAGCATCTCGAATCTTTTCCGTTCCATTTCGATTCATTTCATTTCCATGCCATGCTATTCCAAAGCTTCTCTAAACTATCATTGCTTTTCCTTCACATTGCACAACAAATCGTGTCGTCTCTTTACGATTCCAATTCGGTGCCTGACAATTCCATGCTGTTCCTTTTCTCTTCGCATCTTAACTTTTCCTTTGCTTTGCTTTGGAAGACAATTATCGCATCATAGTTTTGATACCTCTAAATCATTGTCGCTTCTGATCAATAAGATTAATTGCTGTTCAAATTCTGGAATCCTGTCAGAATCAAGACTTTCCGCATCGTCAATAAAGATTGGCAGTCTCACGTCGTTCATCTTCTGGAATCCGCTTACCATATCAGCTTCACATAGAATCTTGTCTCCATGATTCAGCCCGTCCATATAATTAATCCCATGACACATGATCTTACACGTTTCCACTGGATTTCCTTCAATGGTATAATCTAAGAACTGGAAATTAAGATGCTTGAAGTATGGATTGATTTTTTCTGCGATACACTCATTCTTCCTGAGTGAAAACTCTAATAATTCATCAATCTGTCTTTCAAGATCAGCTCCAATCTGTGAAAACGCCTTTAAATCTTCTTCCAGACTGTCGATTCTCTTTTCTTTATCTTTTTTCGCATTTTCCAAACTATGTAACTCAGCTTCAAGTTTCGCAATCTCAGAAAAATATTTTTGTTTTTCTTCTGAAAGCTGTTTTCTTTTTTCTTTACCGCTGTTCAGCAATCCAATCTTACTTTCAAGATTTTCAATGCTTTTTAAAACTTTGACGTATTCCGTATTTGAAGACATGTCAACTTCTTCTGGCAGATCAGCTAATTTTGCATTGATTGACTCAATTTCTTTTTCGTAATCACAAATTGCTTGCTTATTTTTTGAAATTTCTTCTTCAATCAGCTTCTTATCTTCTTTAAAATAATCAACTTTTTGTTTGCACATATTACCATCTTCCGTAATTCTTTTAAGCTTTTTGGCTTTTCCAGATTTCCACAGATCTTCTTTTTCTTTCTCTTTCAAGAGTCTTATTTTTTTATTTTCCTCAAATTCTGCTTTTAACTGATCAATCTTATCTTCTGGAAGTCGCTGACCGCACGTTGGGCAGATTACTGTAGAATCATCGAATACCTCTTTTTCAATTTCTGATGATTGATTATCTTGATATTCTTCTTTGAATGTTTTTTTATAGTTCTCTCTAGCATTGTTCAGATATTCTTCCCATTGTTTTATCTTCTTTTTATCGTTAGAAAGTTTAAATTCATCCTGTTCTAAAAGACCACGTTTATGTTGAAGATTACATTCCAATTTATCTTCATCAAACCGTAATTTAAAACGTTTTTCCGTCAGTTCTTTGTTTGCTTCATTGTAGATTTCATCTTTCTGACGTTTTAGTTTAGTCAATTCATCCGATGTTGTTTCATATGCTGCAAATGAGTTTGCAAGTGTTTCTTCCTGTTCTTCTACTTTATTAAGTTTGCTTCTTGCTTCGTTTAATTTCTTTTCGATCTCTGTTTTGTTTCCAGAATCAACCTCACGATTTCTTTCATACGAAATCTTTGTATTCTGTTCATCGATCTTTTTTTCGTTCATGTTTAGCTCTTTTCTAAGCTTCTTCAAGATTTCATCCGCTGTATGATTCTCAATCATTTTGTATACATTTTCATACTGCGGATTTTCTTCGATGAACTGTCTTAGATCGAAACCTGACATTTTTTCAAGAATCTTTCTCGCATTTGTCGTATTCTTCCTCAAGGCATTTAAAAATACAGTTGGATTACTACAAACAAGTAACGTCTCAGGATCAAAGTTATCTGAGATAAACTCATCAAACTCTTTCTTCTTCTTAGGTACTTCGTCAATCTCATAAGTTGTTTCATTGCCTGTGAAGACTTCTTCTTTCGTTCCTCGTGGTCTTTTCCACTTCTGCTTTGTGATCTTTTTCAGATCGTATTCTTTACCGTTGATAGAAACTCTTATCTGTCGGATAACGTCTACCTTATCTACTTCTTTGCCGTCCTCTTTTCTTCTAACTCCGTCCGGCATCGTTCCGTCTGAAAGTTTTCCTGTCAGTACGTCAAAGTAGGCATCCATGATTGTGGTCTTGCCTTCCTGATTTCTTCCAGAGACTTTTGTATCTCCGTCAAACTTAATTTCTTTGTCCTGAAAACACTTGAAGTTTTCCAACGACATTGTCTTCAATTCTACCTGCTTCATTTTGACCTCCTAATTGTATTCTTAACTCTTCTCTTACAACCTTTCTTACCAGACTTTCCAATTCTTTCTGCTTGTCCTTCTGCCTATTTTCAAGATCATCTTTCAAACGGTAATACATTCTTGAAAGCGTTGCTGCGCTTCCTATAGAGTCATAACCTATGTATCTTTCCACTTCTTCACAGTTCGTTGATCGTTTGATAACATCGTCATAAGAAAATCTCATTGCACGTTCAACACTTCTTGCATCTGTGTTGTATTTTTCAGCGATCTCTTTATAAACTTTCATCATTGGAATAGCTGTACCTTTTTTGTCAAAAATCAATACTGTTTCTACTGAATACTTAAATCCAAGTAGTCTTGTATTGAAATTAAGGTCTATCATTTTTTGTTCAACATCTCTTCGTTTCAACATTTGACTACCTCTAAGCAACTGCTAGAAATTTCGTAAGCTTCTTTTTCAATTGATTCATTCTTAGAAATCTTTTTTATATATTTTCTACTCTGAATCCTGCCGATAAGTTTTACTTTTTCTCCAACTTCAAGTTTTTTTGCAATCTCAGCAGTATCTCCCCATAAGATGCAAGGGAAATAATAAGAACTCTTATTTCTGTTTACTGCGATAAACATATCTGCAACTTTTCTTACTGCCGGTGTTACCCTTCCTACTGTTGGCTTACAAACTGTTCCTTCAACAACTAGTTTGTTTAAATCTTCTGTCTCTTCTACCTCTTCAACAACATTGGCATTTACGAATAAATCCAAATATTTTTTTCCTGAATTTTCATCTGGTCTGTTTCTTGAAGCAAATACACCGGTAATTTCAACGTATGCTCCCTGTCTTACCGCATTGTTCATACGGTCTTCTGAAACAATAACTGGAACTCTGTCAACAGTTCCGCTTTTTCTTCTCGTATCAATGTACGTTTTGTAGTACATCTTTCCGCCTGATTGGTGGCTATAATCCACTTTTTCTAATGTGCCTTTCAGGTTCACAAAATTTTTATCATTTTTCATCCTTCATTTATCCTTTCTTATTCCGGCAAACAGTAACATTGCACCCGCCACTCCAAGCAAACATGCAACAGGAAGGCTTAACGATTCCCCATCCACAAAACTGCCAACCGTACCAAACATATATAATGTTCCAATTACTATGCACGCCATTTTGAATTTCATCATTTCACCTCTTTTATCTTTTTCCGGCAAAATATTATGAATCTTATAAGTATTGTTACGAACATTATCTTTTCCAACTTATTCTTGCTATTCATATATTCCGCGTGCCTTTTCACAATTTCATCCCATGTGATTTCTGCTTCATTTTCTTTCTTCATATTCCACACCTTTATAACAATCTATAAACTCGTGAACATCTGCCAATTTTTTTCTTGCTAACCCTTTATAGCAGTAAACATTAAATTCTTCCTCGATCTTCTTATAAAGATTTATGTATGTTTTGGCCCTCAGGCTGTTATCTTTATATTTTTCTCCAAGAAGTTGTTTGATGTGTCTTACTGCATGTTCCTGAATTTCTTCTATGTCATATGCAAAGAGTGGCAGTTCGTCTTCTAAGATTTCAACCTTTGTCTCAATCTTTCCGACTCTCTCACTTAACAACACATCTCCCTGTGCTAAAAGCTTTATCTTTTGTTCAATATTGTCTTGCAATTTAACTTGATCTTCATTTTTTAATACTGGAAGAACTTCTCTTACGATCCAAAAATAAAAATCATCATGATCTTTATCTTTGGTTTTCAAGATTGCTTTCATCATATTGAACTCATTTACGAACAATAATTTATGCATTGTTCCTTTTCTATCTTTGGCACTGATTTTTCTAACGCCAGACTGATTTAATCTGCTATTGATCTGTCCGGAGTTTATAACTCCAATGCCATATCCAATATCTTGTAAGCAAAAGAACCATTCTCCATCCTGCTTCTCTGCCCTAAGTTCTGTTCCAAACGGACTTTCAAAAACTTCCATGCTGTTCCTCCGGTTTCTTTTCTAAGAACTTATTTAAGAAATACATTTGACCTTTGCCAGTAACTTTCGGAGTTTTCACTACCACATTGCATCCGTTACCATCAATTCTGGTACTCTCTTTCACTTGGAACAATCCCATCTCCATGCTTCTCTGTGTCGGCATATTTCTGTTGCTTCCTTGTGCTTTTATCAAGTATCCATTGTTTCTCATCCACTCAAAGAGTCGATTCTGCCCAGTATCAATGCCATTTTGTTTCAACAATTTAGCAAGATCACCAATTAATATAGATGTTCTGCTTGATGTTACTGCATCAGCGAAAATCTCTTTTGGCTTCATACGTTCGTTGTCTTCTAATAAGACTGTATTGCTTGCCTGTAAATCTTCTATTGTCTTTTGTGCTTCTAAAACCGCCAGTGCTAACAGTTCTTTCCCATGAGGAACGTGTTCTGTAATAATCTGTTCCATTTCGTGGAATTTATTGATATACTTTGCTGTAAACTCAGTACCTTTAATCCCTGTCAGTTTATGAGCAATAAATTCACATCCCTTTTTAGTTACTTGGTAACATGGATATTCTTTACCTCTTCCATTTTTATATGTAGAATCAGTAAAAAAATCTGACTGTCCAATTTTGGACAGTGAAAATTGATCAATGTAGCTTCGTATATCTCTTAATAATTTGTTATGATCTTTTCCAATCATTTCAGCTACTTCAACGCTACTGATTGTTTGTTCTAACTTTTCCAATTGATCACCTCCAACTTAAGATTTCTAAAAGTAATCTCTTCGGATTGCTTTATTTTCATCTCTTAGTTTCTTTAATCTCCATTTATCAAACTCTTCCGTATCGAATATGATTGGAGAGTTCTTTTTATATGGATTTATCTTTTGTGCAAAACTCTGATTTGATTCTCTGTATGCTGAATCTAAAAATTCTTCAGGAAATCCCATCTCACAGAGTTCTGATTTCCTCATAATTTGTTTTGGATATTTCATTATTCTTCCTTTAAGATAAGAAATAATCAACCGTTACTCCTCATCACCTATCAGTTCATCAACAGTGACCTCTAGTGCCTTTGCTACGTTACACACCTTTTCAAACGATGGACTAATTTTGTCCCATTTTGAAATACTGCCTGTGGCAATTTTCGTATCTTTCTCCAGTTGATTAAGCGAAATTCCTTTTTTCTTGGCGATTTCTTTTACTTTCGTGCCAATTAACATTTTGTGCTCCTTTCTTCTATTTATTATTCTGAAAATATCACAAAATAATATTGACTTAGTTCTGAATATATTCTATAATCTAATTACCACAAAAAATTAAAAAACTATTCATTCAAACTGTTCTCGCTATTATTTTGCGATTTTTTCAGAAGCTATATCTTAATTATATGCGATTTTTTCAGTTTGTCAATAGTTTTTTGCGATTTTTTCAGAATTTTGTGAAAGGAGCAAAATATGGACATGAAAGAACGCATCCGACACCTGTGCAAACTCAATCATGTATCTATGAACAAAGTTGAGGGAGACTTAGGTTTTGGGAAAGGTTATCTAAGTAAACTTGGCACTTCTAAACCAAATGCTGAGAAATTAAAAAAGATAGCTGATTATTTTAATGTGTCATTAGATTTCATAATGACAGGGAAGGAGGATGAACAAAAAGAGAAAGATAATACTGACGATCTCAAGCAAAAGTTTGAGGAACTAAAAGAATTGCTAGAAAGTGGAAAGATGCAACCGTTACGTTATGACGGGCAACCGATTGACGATAACACAAAAGAGCTTTTGCTTAAACAGGTTGAGATTTCCATGGCTATGATGAAAAAATAAACAGGAGGGTTATGTATGAGACCGAATCAAATCAAAAATTTAGTACATGATTTGGTTAAAAAATACGAAACAAGAAATCCATATCAGCTTGCAGACAGCTTAGGTGTTATTATCCAAATCGGAGATTTAGGAGAACTATCTGGATGTCACATGAAGATATGCGACAAGAAATTTATATACTTAAATGATAGGATTGATGATGAAAAAATGCGAGAAGCTGTAGTTGCTCATGAATTAGCTCATTGCGTACTGCATGACGGAGATTATTATTTCTTCTCCTATGGCGAACAATTCTACAGCAACAAGGTTGAAATTGAAGCTCATACTTTTGCAGCGGAGCTTTTAATACCAGATGAAACGATTATCGAACATCCGGGATATACACTTGATCAATTATCGTCATTAACTGGATATGCTGAGAGATTAGTCAGCTTCAAGAGACTTTAATTTTTTATTTGTCATTCGCTTGCAATTGTGACAACCTCAATTGCTTGTTATACACCGTAAAAGGAGGGGTATTATGAAAAAAGCCTGCAAATTATTAACTATATTTTTACTTGCTATCACACTTTGTGTTTTTGGAAATTTAGAATCAGTTAATGCAAAGCCAAAAATCAAAATTTCCAACTCAAAAATCACGCTTACTGTTGGACAGTCTAAAACATTAAAGGTAAAAGGAACAAAGAAAAAGCCTAAATGGTCTAGTAGCAAAAAATCTGTAGCAACAGTATCTAAGAAGGGAAAAGTTGTTGCTAAGAAAGCAGGAAGTGCTACTATCACAGCTAAGATTGGAAAGAAAAAATATAAATGTAAAGTTAAAGTTAGTCGAAAAAACAACGTTAATTCAACTAACAGAAGTCCATATTTAAAAAACCAAGGAGATTTCGGAACTGGTAATTTTTATATTTACCTAGCATCCGGAACGTCTGAAAACGGTAAAATCCCAGTCTTGTTAATTAATAAAGGCACTCCTTTTGGATATGTTGATTACTATATAACTGACTTGACAGAAGAAACTCCTGTAAAAATTTACATTGACGGTAAAAAGGTAGACGAAACATACGTGAATTATGGTGCTCAAGCTTCTCTTATGGTTACCGGTAATCAGATAAAATCTGGAACTCATTATGTTGAAGCTGTGCAATACAAAAACGGAAATATTAGCTTTTATAGATTAGCTAAATACAAAGTTACAATAAAATAAACAAAAAAAGACCGCACAGCTCAGCCCAAGCGTGCGATCTCCCAAAAGTCTTGATTTTGATACTTTTGTACAGCCATACTTATTGTATCATTATCAAGTCAGCTATGCAAGTCGTAAAATTTTAACCATTTTGCGTTTTATGCAAATTCCAATTTTAGGAATTGCGTAGCTGTTATTTTTATACCTATTTTTTAGAATTAAGGAGTGATACAATGGCAACAGCTAAATTTAAAAAAGGTAAAGATGGTTACTATTCTACCAACGTGTGGGATGGCACATACAAGGATAACGGTAAAAAAAAATATAAACACCTGCGATCTCCAAAAAGCTCTAAGGACCTTGAAAAGAAAGTAAAAGAATTTGAACGATTAAGGGATGAACGTCGTGGAATCATTGAAACTGACATATTATTTATTGAATATGCTGTACAATGGAGACATTTATACAAAGAATTTAGTCGTGCTAATAATACAAACAAAATGTATGAAAACATTATCAACGTACATTTTATTCCAATAGCTTATACCAAATTGCAAGACATTGAGCGAAAACATTTCCAATTGCTATTAAACCATGCTACAGGGCATCCACGAACTCAACAGCAGATTGCTATGACATTCAAGCAAATATTGCGTAGTGCTGTACGTGATCGTATTTTCTCCGCTCAAACATTCGCAGACATTTTTGACGATTTTGAGGGAATCAAATATAAAGCAGAAGAACAACGTGCTTTGACACCAGACGAACAGAGAGCCGTTTTTACGGCAGATTTTAAAGCAATGGATAAATTGTATGCCTACATCCTTTACGGCTGTGGATTAAGGCGTGGAGAAGCTCTAGCACTAACAGAAAGTGACTTCGACTTAGAAGCCCATACAGTATCTATCACTAAATCTCACGACATATCAGATAATATTCCTTTTGTAAAAACGGTAAAAAATATAACTAACGGAGAAAGAATACTTCCAATTCCTAACAGTGTATTTGATTATATAGCCGACTATATATCTATGCTGAGGAAAGACAAAAGAAAATATCTTTTTGTAAACCAAAACTACAAACCTATGACAAAATCTGGTTTTCGAAGAATGTTTGACAGAATATTAAAAGCTATGCAGGCAGTCAGCCCTAGTATCATCGAGGGATTGACAAGCCATGTTTTCAGACATAATTATTGTTCTTGTTTATGCTACCAGATTCCACTTATCAGTATCAAGATGGTTGCTAAATTAGTTGGAGATTCAGAAGAAGTTGTAATGAAAGTATACAACCATATCATGATGGAAAAAGAAGATAAAGTGTCTGCTGTAAATAATGCATTAAGTTTCGTAGATTTGGAACAAAAAATGGAACAACCAGTGGAACAAAAAATGGAACAACTCAGAGATTTATTATCATGGCTTTTCAAGAATGTTTCTGGAACAAAAATGGAACATGGAACAGCTATGGAACAAATACTTCCCTAAACTTCAAGTTACTTTCGGTTACTTTTAAGGGTATGATTTTTAGATAAGTCATATCCTTAAAAACCGCATAAATACAAGAAAAGCACGGTATTTAGCCATTTGGCAACCGTGCTTTTTTATAGTGAGCGTGCGGGGATTCGAACCCCGGACAACTTGATTAAAAGTCAAGTGCTCTACCACCTGAGCTACACACCCTTATATAATTAAATTACTTCACCACATATCTATTAGGCAAAATAATAGGGTGGGTAATGGGATTCGAACCC